GGCAGGCTCTGGCCGGTTTTGTTGCCCGGCATGCTCGGTGCGTACAGGATTCTCGCCATCTCATCTTGGCTCTTTTCGAGCTTTGCCGTCATCAAGACATGCCTGCCGGGCAGGTCACGGAAGGCGCGGATGATGTCGGCCATTTGATCCTGCATAGCCCCGTATGCGGCCCGAGGATCCTTGCAATTTCGTTTTTCTGCGGTCAGCACCACCTCAGCGATTTCGCTGATGCTGTCCAGCGCGACCGACTGATACGCCATGCCCTCGGCAGTGTTCAACCATGCCCAGGCCTCGCGCAAGTCATCCATAGACGCGATTTCGATGTACGGTAGATCGGCGTCCTGAATAGACAGCAGGCCACCTTCCGCCGATAAGATGATCGGGTTAGGCATGGTGCGGATAAGGCTGGTCTTACCTGCGCCTGCCTGACCGTAGACCAGGAAGCCTGTTCCATTGTCGGACAAGCCTCCGGTTCGCTTGAGTGTTACTGCCATTTTGCGATTCCTTTCCGTTGAAAACCAAGTGTGAAACGCTCGCTAGACATTTCCTTGCGAGCATCCTTCATCGTCTGCCGCACGTCCGTCGCCTTCGCGCACGTCGGCAGGAAGTTGCAATCCTCGTCAATGATGTATTTGTTCCGGCTGCGTAGGTATGCGATAGCCTGCGCCCGTTTAGCCGCGAGGCTAGTGCCCAGGCGGTCGGCAGGTGTCATGTGGTCGATCATTTGGCAATCTTCTCCGCGTAGCGTCCAATGTCGTACCCGACTTGATGCGCTCGCATCAAAGCCTCTGCGAGTTTGTCGGCGTTCGGTTCCCAAAGCAGCAACAGCTCCGCCTGTTCGCGGTAGCGTTCCTGCATGTCGGGCGATAGTGGCTTGAGTGGCGGTAGGCTCATATCGCACGCTCCGCAGCAGCCCAGGCTATCGGCTCAAGGTAAGAATTCACGGCAGCATCGAACGCCATAGTGAAGGCGTCCATGTCGCGATCCTCGTGCAGTTTGCGCACGGCGGCCAGGATCAAATCCGCATTCTGTCCGATAGCCTCTTCAATCGAGGGATCATCCGCGTACAATTCTGCTAACTTCGATTCGAACAATTCTTCCAGGCGTTCGCTGTAGTCTTTCATGCTGTTACCTCCGTGTTTTGCGCGTTCGGCTCATCCGGTCGCGCAGGTTGTTAGAGTACTGCTCTCAATTCTGCCGTGTCAAGCGTTTTTCACAATCAACGCACGATTAGCCGTTGTCTGTACTGCCACGCCGTCCGGCGTAGCGTAAACGGCGTTACCGTAGTCATCCGTCCCGACAGGCACGGCAGTAACATGCCGTCCCCGATCAATCGCCAGGATCATACCGCCAGCAGCGAATAGCGCCGTGCGTGCCCGGTTCCGTTGGCGAGCGTAACCCGCGCCGAATTTCTTAGCCTTACCTTTCAGATCGGCACCGCTCCATCGTTGATCGCCATGGATCACGTCTCTGGCGTATCGCGCACGGATCGGCAGACTGGCGCACGCCAGGGAGAGGATAGTTTGCAAGGTCATGGTGTAGCCTTTCTATGGATACGAACGGGAACGCAGGACTTTATCGCCGTGCATGAGCGTGATACGGCGGATAGCGTCGCTGATATCGGCTGGCGCATTGCATGCCATCCAGTCCATATCGATATATGCTTCCGTAGCCGCATCGATGGTCGGGTAATCGTCGGCGATAGACTGCTGGCCGTGATAGTGGGTTAGGACGATGTAGGTCATGCTCTAGCCTCCGGGTATGGGAGCCATTCTCCCGTAATGCCGACAGGTAACTATCGGCATTGCGTGAGATGTGGCGATTAGTGCGACAGGTACGATACCGTTCCGGCGTTCCAGCAGGCGCGGCAATCCTGACATTTCCCGGCCTGCTTCGATGCTGGGCAGGCGCGGCCAATCGGCGCGGCATTCTTGTGGACGTTCGACACGTCAACGCCAGGAATGCCCGACAGACTGGCCGGAATCTTCGCGGGCTGGTCGGGGAACATCGCCGACAGGCGCACTATCAGATTCGCGGGGATAGATCCGCCATTCGCCAGGAAATCGCGCACCATCGAATACTCGCGAGTAGGAACCCAATGCTTCGTGCCGGGTGTAGCGCGAGCGACATCGGCGATTAGCGCCAAGTGTTGCCACGATTGCAGATCACCCGCATCATGCCAACGGAAATACAGATCAGAACCGATGAGCCGCGCCATTGCGGCAATGAATGCCTGCCGATACTCGGGCGATGCAATCGCAAGCTCGACGGCATCCAAGCGTGCATACTGCGCGGGTTCGACGGTTTTATGATACAGGCTGTAAAATCCTTTTTCGGCATAGCAGCTGCCACAGATGGAACCTTTGACCTGCGCCATCTTTTGGCCGGTTTTGCAGTATGACGTCGGCAATCCGAACGCCTTGCCGGGCATCTTGCTAGGTTCCGACAATCCGCCAGTAATCGAAACGGCGTGAGCGATGGTCATTGCTTGCATGGTGTTCCCCAGGTTTTGGCGCGGTTCGCGGAATGCGGGTCGCGCGTAGTGGTGAGGCTAACCGCCTCGTCTAGCGCACGCCGGAGCATGCGCTAGGCGCGGGTGTTAGCGCGAGCGTGCCGCTTCGTAATCCCAGTAAGACGGTTCCGCACGTTTGATGGTGGCGAGTGCCGGAACCGGCATATTCTGCCCATTGAGATAAGGGCCGCGCACGCAGGAACCGACAGGCATGGTATCCGGCGCATCAATAGGGCCGGAGAGGATCAGCGAATCCCATGCGCCGCGATCCGTCAGCGCATCCTGACATGCAAGGTATGCGTGATCGCGTGCGCCAGTTCCGCCAGTAACGTAATATTTGCCTGTGTTCATGGTCATTTCAGTATCCTTTGATAGTGTGGGATAGTGGGCACCCGCAGGTGCCCGGTAGGTGATTAGATGATGAATTCGGGATGATTCCGGACGCCGAAAATGTCGGCATACTCCAGGATTGCAATCTTCTGGCCGGAACGCATGGCGGAGCGGTGAAGCGCCGACAGGCTACGTGCCACCATGTCGGACATGCCGAGCTTGTGCGCCACGGCCAGTTTCGAAACTTCGCGGGTTTGGGATTTGGTGAGCATGTCTTTCTCCAGGTATCGGCGCATTCGGAGGATTCCGGTCGCGCCATGAGTGAGATAATGGGGACTGCCGATCACACTGTCAAGCACTTTTTCAAACTTTTTTGCACTGTTACATCTTGTCAGGAACGCGACAGAAATGATCCGGTAGAATTATGGTGCGGCTAGGGTAGCTCCCGAAGAGCTGGTGTCCGCCAGTCTGCCGCACCTTTCCCCAGCGGACGCATGGAAGGAACACCATGAAGACGTGTCGCATCTGTAATACTGAAAAGCCGCTAGACGCATTCAGCAAAGATCGCAGCAAGCCGGACGGCTTGTGCTTCAAGTGTAAGGCGTGCAGACGAGCTTATGACATCGAGAGGAACCGGCCTGGGCCAAAGATCAAGCCGCAGGAAATACAGGTCGCAAAGATTGAATTTCCCCTGTGGATAACTCTGGAAATCATGGGTCAGACAGGTGACAATTAGCTACCCTAACTACCCTAAGGGTTACCCTAGGGTATTAGGGTAAAACGTACCCTAAATACCTACCCTAGCCCCTTTAGGGGCGTAGGGTAGGGTTAGGATGTACGGAAAATTTCCCACGATTTATAACTGTGCTTAAAAAATAGGCAGATGGTCAAAAACAGTCTAGGTCGGAGGATAGTTGGAAAGCCAAGCGTCCGATACTTTCAACGGACGTTGACGCCGGATGAACGGACGCTGCTATTGGCGGTCGGGAACGGCGACCCGGTGACCGGCTGGCACAACATGCTCGATGTCATGCGGTCGGCATGGCTCGATGGATGGCGTCCAGGTGTGCCTGTCGATGCGGTCGGATTAAAATCTAGACGGGTCGGATAGATGCTCTCGCCTTCCTCCCCTAGCCTTCGCCCAAGCCACTATCGTCGCCAAGGTGAGGCTACCCTACCCGGACGCAGCAGAATCGCTCCTAGCGCTTCCTAGGGCCATTTGCGGGCATGTCTGATTTAGCGTCGCCTAGCTGACAGGCAATGCGCTCGCATTGTCGGGCGTGTCGCCTAGCGGACAGGCGCACGGCTCGCGTCACCTAGCGGACACGCTCGGGCGCTCGGTCACCTAGCGGACAGCGATGCGGCAGCGCAGCGCCTATGCGGCGGCGCGACATAGGGGGGGGTGGGTGCGGCTGGCGAGAGAAAATTGCTGGTGCCTCCCCCCCACCGAAAAAGCCGAATTAGAAAAAAAACCAATTTGACTTTTTTTGCCGTCAAGTCCAAATTCTGGAGAAAAGTAAGATTTGGACATGTCTGTCAA